TTTCTCCTTTCTGGATGCAACTCCGATACGGGTCAAAGTCTCACGAACTTTTAGAAAATCATCAGGTTCGTTGAGAATAACTTCAACCATTTGGTCCTGTGACCAATTTACTTGAGGTTCAATAGTTTGAGTAGTCATTTTGTTCCGCCAGTTTCAAGTCGTTGTTTAATAAAGTTGATTTGCTCTTTTGACAAAATCTTCAGTGCTTGGGATGCCTTCTCGTTACTATAACCATAATAACGCTTCACACATTCTAAGTCTTGAACTTTATCTTTACGGAGCCAGGGAGAAAATCTCTTCCTTTTTCTTATAGTATTTAGAAAAAAAGAATATTGCATATCTTTATCCAAATGAGAATTCATATTCATCTCATTTGCAAAAAGAATAGTATCAATATGACCAGAAAAACAGCGATTAATAATATACGGAGCATAATCTTTCTGGACTGACACATCCTCCATCAAGTTTTCTTTTGTTTGGTTAATTGAGTTTAACCAATCTTTAAGTTCGTAAGTCATCGTATAATTTGAATTTCATCTTCATCAGTCCAAAGTTCGACCCTTGTTCTAAATCTATTTTCTTCTTTTAACTTCTCATATCTCTTTGTTGCTTTCTTCTTCCACCAAGAAATAATATTCTCCAAATAAAACTTATCCCAGTTTGGACCACGAAGTAGATTATCTTGCTCCCCAAGAATTACTTCACGAACATTGGAATAACCATAATCTGAAATATAAAACCTCTTCTTCTGCGTCAAATTGAAAGCAGTATTAATCACAAGATTAAACTGATCCAATTTCTCTTTATCTTGAAGAGAATTACGAATGATTGAAATCATTTTTGTCTGACGCTTCATCTTTTTAGAAGATGCTTTATTGTCAGTTAGAGGAGTATTATTATTCAAATATGTAAAACGATCGTGAAGTTTATGAAATACTTCGTCGTGAAGAAGAGGAAGAAACTTACTTTCAGTTAATCCCTTGTATCTCATAAATGGTTTAAGACCATCATATTGAGATGCATCTGTAGTCGATCCATAAAGAGATGTCGTCTCAAAAAGAGCAATATTTTTCTCAAAGACTTCATTCAAAGTCTCTCTTGCAAAATGAGAGCAGCAAAGAAGGGCAAGAAGTTTTCCTCCAAGATAATTGTATCCAAATGGTTGAGATGGAACAATCACAAATCCCATCGCTGCGTGACGATTGAATATTGTAAGGTCAGGAGTTCTACCTAACCATTCATTTCTTGGTTTGGAATTAATAGTAGGAGAACCAAACCTAATAAATCCAAGAACTTTTTTAGTGTTCTTTTCAAAAATCATCCAACGCAATTCCCTTCCTGGAATATTACTTTCATTATTATGAGATGAAACTACCTGCAAAAGACTATTATAATAGTCTTGAGGAAGTGCTTTTTGAAAACGATCGCCAATAAACTTAATATCAAAATCCATATCCTCAGGATGAATGTCTTCATTAAAGAATTCATCGTGAAGAGGAACTAAGGTATTGGTAGTTTTAATAACTTCTTTCTTTACAAATCGCAAATAGTCCTCAATATTTCCCATCTGAGAGAAATACTTGATAAACTCATCCGCTGCCCACTGAGCATCTTGTTCAGAAATAATCATTTAAACTCACACTCACACATAATTTCAGTTAGTGCTGCTAGGAGGTTAATTTCCTGATCAGCCACGAACGCACATTGGTATTGATACTTAGCAATAACAAGAACGGCAGCAGGAATAGATTTGGGTGAAAGGCAATCATAACAGGCGTCATACACCCTACGAAGTAGACTGCTAGCATCGTTGTCCAGGTTGGAGACCACCCACTTTCTGACTTCAGGAAAGTTTTTGTCTTTGAGGTTCTTGATGAGTTCATTTACAGAGATGTCAGAGAAAGATGCAAGAATGCCTGCGTCGATCTTTCCGCCTGTAGAATACCTCTGGCATTCATTGAGGACCCTACGAAAATCTGGGAAGTGCTTGGATACAAGTTCTGCAAGAACTTTTTGATCGTACTCAACCTTTTCCGCATCCAAGATTGTTTGGAGGCGTTGGAAGAAACTTGCTGCAAGTTGTTGCTTCTGTTTTCCCCTGATTGTGAAGTCAATGACGGCACATCGGGAGTGAAGAGGTTCGATAATTTTGTTCTTGTAGTTACAGGTGAAGATGAAGCGGCAGTTGTTATAAAATGCCTCAATATTTGCTCGCAGAAGAAGCTGAACATCATTACCGGTATTGTCTGCTTCGTCAATGATGATGACTTTGTGTTTAGAAGATCCCGTAAGTGAGACGGTCGAAGCGAAGTTCTTTGCTTGGTTTCGTACAGTATCCAGGAAACGCCCTTCGTCGGATCCATTGATGACATAATAATCTGCCCCCAGTTCGTTACATAATGCTTTTGCGATTGTAGTTTTACCAATACCAGGAGGTCCCGCGAGAAGAAGATTAGGGATCTCACCTTTCTCCACAAACTCCTTAAAGGTTTTTTTAGTATCATCAGGAAGAATACAATCCTCAATCACTTGAGGACGGTACTTCTCGCAGAATAAGAATTCACTTGCCATAATTTAGATCCAATCAGGTTTTTTCAAATAAGAACTTGGGACAATTTCCCACCATTCTTTCCCATCAAAAATATACACCTTATGTGTATCCTTGTCAAGGAAAAAAGTACCTTTTTTATATTTCATACCCACTCAGGACGGCGTTCTGGCATACGAAGATAATTAGATGCAACCCAAGGTTTGGATGCAATATAGATCTTGTAAGCAGTAAAAGTGTCAATGCTTGTGTCAAATTTATACTCATCTGGCATAGCACGAGCAAATGGAGTTACATCAGTAATTTTCCCCTTAGGAAAAAGGTAATAAGCATCTACAAGGGTCTTGTAGCAGGCGTGAGTTTTATTATACCGCAGAGTGTACTCATCACACAAGTTGAGACCGTGTTTAATCAACCAGTAAGCGTTGTGGATACTTTCCAGTGCCCATTTGGTACAGGGATGATTACGAAACGCACCTTTCTCAGTTCGATATGGTGTATTATCAACCTTATAAAGATTGCCATACCCGCAACCCCATTTCTCAGATGCCACGATGGAGAGCATTTGACAGCACTCCAGCGGCATCTTAACAACGTGTTTATCGGGGAGACAAATAGCACTTTCAGCAGGCCAAGGAGAAGTTACGAAGATATTCATAATCAAAAGCAGAATTTTTTAAGAACATAATTCACTTTTTCTGGTTTGTCTTCCATCCAAAATGCTTCATGTTCCATTTGACTTGAAGCAGTAGACATACTGACAGACTTTTTAATATCTAAAAGTTTATTTTCTGGAAGAGGCATATCTTTTAATGAAATGTAAAAAGGTTTGTATCCCTTACACATATGAGCAATATGTGTTGCCTCGTGATAAACTGTTTCGTTAATGTAATGTTTTAGATCAAGTCCGCTTTGTTTTATATTTTTTGTGCATACAACTAACTTAGCACGGTCAGCATATCCAAAAAAGTTTTTATCTCTACAAAATTCAATATTTTCTTTAACTGAGTATCCCGCTTTATTTACATTACCAATAATATCACCACCAATAGGGGTCAGGTAAAGAAGAAATTCCATCATCCAAAAGTGCTATCAGGTTCCAGAGCAATATAATAAGTCACATCGAACCCAGTATTCTTAAACCGTGACAAAAGTTTAGAGGAGATCACCACTTCGTAGTTGCCAGGAATGATCTTGATGTTCTCTACCTTAAAGTTGAAAGTAAATACTTCATCAGTCTCACCAACAACAATAGAGAAATCATTGGAGGTATCATTCTTCTTATCACGAACCACCAGTTTCACGACACCTGCTTCTCCAACCACAGACAAATCAGGCAATTGATACACTGCAGCAGCCTTAAGAAGTTTATCCAGTTCTTTAGTATCAAGAATGAAACAAACATCTTCAGAAGGAAGAGAGATTGCTTTATCGGGAGGAGTAACGATTACATTCGGATCTGCAAAGAAATACTTAGAGCGAGACCGACCCTCTTTGATGACCACATAACCATCGTTCTGGAAATCAAGTTCTGCATTCTGATGAAGGTTAAGACCATTCAGGAACTGGTTCAGATCATAGATACCAAAGTCTTTGGGCAGTTCTTCTTCAATTGTTGCTTCTGCCAAGATGTTTTTCATAACGCTAATACTACGCAAGTAATTTCCTTTTTTAAAAAGAATACTTTGATTAATAGAAGAAAAATTCTTTAGAAGCGTAAGTGTTTTATCAGAGAATTTCATTTTTTCCATATTGTAAATTTGTAAGTTTGGTTTGTTCCTCAAGAGTTAAGGAGCAAAAAAGTTCCCAAGCAGCAGCAAGTTGTGCATTGGATTTTTTTCGGTGACAATCTCTACAAAGAGATTGTAAATCAGGAATTTCTTTTTCAATACATTCCCAACTCATAGCAGATGGTCTTTTATTCCATACTATGTTTCCTCCAGTTTTACCAGTTCTGAGACGAGTTTGCTTCTCTTTCTCGGAAGATGTTCTTGGTCTAATGTGATCAAATTCGATATTTGATGTTGAACCACAAGATACACAGACACTTCCAACATTTTCAAGCAAATATTCTTTTTTCTTATTATAATGGTCTCTTTGAAGTTGCCTTTGTTTTTCTCTATTTTTAGTTTTCCATTCCTGCTGATATTCTTTTCTTGTTTTTCCTTTATATTCGTTTTTT